AGATTGGTGCTATCTATCTTGGTAGTCAAATAACACTTAGTCATTCGCCGGAAATTAATGATGTTTACAGTGCCAATTACGACGTCAATATAAATCAAGGCGTAGGTGGTATCCGAGCTGGCTCGATTGATAATACTACTGTTCGACGTATTTGGCAATACCAGTGGAAACTGTTGAACACTACCGATAAGACAAACCTTGAGCTATTTCGAGATTCTATTTATATGAACAAAGGGCTTTCACGGTATCCGTTTATTTGGTCGCCAGATTCCGGCGCAACGCTTTACTCTGCCCGGACCAATGGCGAATTAAGCCTCAAGCAAACTGCATTTGAAGCTTACGAATGGAATGCAGTATTCGAGGAGGAGCTGTGAAAAATGCCTAAAAAAATAGGAAGACCAAAGGTAAAAATTGATCTTGATATTGCCGAAAAACTTGGTAATTTGCAATGCACGATCAAGGAATGTGCTGCATTTATGGATATACCAGTAACTACCTTACAAGGCAGGCGGGATTTTCGTTTAGCTTACGAAAAGGGTCAGGAAAACGGAAAGATTTCACTTCGGCGGATTCAATTCAAACTTGCTGAACGTAATGCGACAATGGGCATTTGGCTGGGTAAGCAATACTTAGGACAGCGAGATACAACCTATGAAGTAAGCGAACCTATTGACTTAAATGAATTTGCAGAGGTAATAGCAAATAATTATGAACCTGAAAGCACGTAATACACCGCCCAAGCTTGTCAACCTGACGCCTATTCAGGTTCAATACCTGAAAGACGAAAGGCATCGGTTCTATATCAATCCATCAGGTAGGCGATCACGCAAAACACTAATAGCGAAGCGTAAGACATTATTAGCAGCTTTGCGCAATCCAAACACTAATTATTTCTGCGGTGCACCGACACACGCACAGGCAAAGAATATCTACTGGAACGACTTGAAGCGGGATACCTATTATTTCACGCAATCAAGGTCTGAAACTGAAATGAAAGTAATCCTGAAAAACGGTTCGATGATTCAGGTAATTGGGCTGGATAAACCAGAGCGGGTAGAGGGTATGCCCTGGCACGGTTGCCACATAACCGAAATTGGCAATGTCAAAGAAACTGCTTGGGGTGAGAATATTCGACCGGTATTGAGCGATACTAATGGCTGGGCAATACTCGATGGTGTGCCCGAAGGGATCAATTTCCTATATGATTTAGCGCTATACGCTTGCGATGGCGCATTACCGAAAACACAGCCGAAAATTGGTGCATTTGCCGAATCGAAAAACGATCCGCAATGGTGTTATTATCACTGGTTTTCCAGCGATGTATTGACACAAGAGGAAATATATGCAGCTAAAATGCAATTAGATGAACGCACATTCCGGCAAGAATATGAAGGTTCATTCGAGAGCTATGCAGGGTTAGCCTATTGGGCATTCAGCGAAAAGAATCTTGATTTGTCACTTGAATATAATAAGGGCGAAACAGTCCACATCGGTATGGACTTCAATGTCGATCCGATGACAGCGTCATTCCATCATATACGAGGTGATAATATATATCAATTTGGCGAGGCGTATTTGAATCATTCAAACACATATGAAATGATTGAACATATTAAACAATTATTTCCAATTGAAGATTGCATAATCTATCCGGATTCCACCGGTGCGAGTATGAGTAGTAATGCTACAAGGTCGGATATTGAATTACTCCAGAAGGCGGGATTCAAAGTGCGAGCATTATCCGCCAATCCTCATCAGAAAGACCGAATTAATGCAGTTAATTCTAAAATGAGAGCTGGCGATGGGAAGTCACATTACTTTGTCAATCCCAAAAACTGTCCTAAAATCATAAATGATTGGAATAAGGTAATGACTACAGCAGATGGACGGCTGGATAAAACACAAGAGAAATCGGGGCTGGTCCATATTAGCGATTCGGTAGGCTATATGATTAATTATTTGTTTCCAATCCGAAAATCAACATTTGGGAGTCAGTCATTATGATATTGATAAATACAGCAGAAGACACAATTAAAAAAAATATTGAGCAATTCAGAGCTCAGCAAGACGACCGAATGATGGCACGCCTTGAGAAGCAAATAGATTTTTTCGAGGGTGATCATATCCCTTATATTGCTGAGCTAATCAAACGCAAAGATAAAGAAGGAATGCCATATTCATATATTAACTTAACGAAGCACATTATCAGCAAGCTGAGTATGGTTTACCACAATCCACCCGAGCGAATTATCACTGGTAATGCCGATAAATATAACGAGCTGATTCGTAATAAAAACGTCCGACTGAAGACCTGTGAACAGCAAGCCCGACTAATGCCTTTTATCTTAGTGCGCCCGTGGCTAAGGACTAATGGTAATGACCAATATTTCAATTACCAGATAATCAGATATTTTTATATTTTCGAGGATGTAAAAGATATTGAATATCCAGCAGCAGTAATGTATCCTATTCAGACTAATGACAACAAGCGGATATGGGAATACTGGGATAGAGAAAACCATTTCGTATTTTCTAATGACGGGAAGCGCCTCAAAAACCAAGAAGACTATGGAATCAATCCCGATATGTTAAACGAATATGGTGAATTACCACATGCTCTATTACGGTTTGACGATGTCATAGAAGATATATGGCGGGGTGGCGCTTTCGATCTTGTAGACAGTAACCTAATGATCGACCTTGCCTTGACTGAGCTAAATTATGAATTCCGCTGGCAATCATTCAAGCAAGTATATGCCACCGCTGGCGGTGCTACTGACTTGCGAGATACCGAAGTAGAGTTTGGTTACAACAAAGTAGTAAAAGTTGTTGGTGAGAATGCACAAATAGGGATACTGGACTTACAGCCGAATTTCCTCGCCAGTATCGAAGTAATAAAATTCCAGATGAACACAATAGCAATGAACTATAATATCACAATGAAGTGGGAGCTATCAGGTAACGCTGAGAGCGGATTCGCATTAGTAGTCAAGAATATTGACCTATTGAATTCCTGGAAAAACGATATTGAGCATTGCCGACGCTGGGAGCGAGATATATTCGCTAAGGAAAAATTAGTCTATGAACACGATACTGGTAAAGCATTGCCAGCGAAGGATATGCACGTTGATTTTGCCGAAGTGAAATTTCCAATAAATCCGGATGAAGAACGAAGGCGATGGGATTGGGAATTTTCGCATAATATAAGCACACCTCTGGATTATATGAAAGCGCAATCACCAGATACACCAGAAGACGTGCTAAAAAAACGGCTGGAAGAGAACGCTAAATTAACTGGCACAATTAAAGCAGCTGAGAAACCTAAACCATTAACATTCGAGGAGCGATTACTTGGCGCAAATGTCTGACAAGGCGGCGGAATATTTCGCAATGCAAACGGAGCAAATCCGAAAAAAGCTAATCAATGAATTAGTAGAAATATACAAAAAGGGCGGAGACCCCGCCGCCTTTGCTGAACAAATGCTAAGTGCAAATTTCACAGAACATATAATCAGGGACTTAGGATTCGCCGATGAGATGAATAGCCTATTTGCCGAATATGATAAAATTGCTGGTGGTATAGCGAAAACTTTTGGGCAAGTGTCAACGGCAGCTGTTGAACAACTCAAGACTTTAGACTCATTATTTTTCATGGAGCACGTGCGGGATGTGGGCGAAGCTTTAACTCGCCAAATGGTGTATGCTGTATATACAAGGATTGACGAAAAGACATTAATTGAAAATCTAATGGCGGCGACTAAAAGCCTAAGTGAAGAACAAATCGGTACATTAGTTAACACATCATTACGGACATTTGAGCGTGGCACATTTGCGATAACTGCTGAAGAATACGCACCGAAAGACGCTACGTATATTTACGTTGGACCGGATGATGATCGAACCAGACCCGAATGTCAAGAAATGTTAGCTGCTGGCGAATTAACACTTGAGGAAATTGAATCCCGTTTCCCAGGAGCGCTAATTAATGGCGGAGGGTGGGGATGCAGGCATAGTTGGCAAATGGTGGTGGAATGACTGAATACCAACAGGTAGAAAACTGGATATTGTTTTTAATATTGCAAATGATAAAAACAGGTTATAAAATTGACAAGCGATGGTTAAATTAGCCGATATACCGAAAAAGACACCTCAATTCTGGTATGCATTAAGCGAAAAAGTCTGTAACGCTATTCGTGATCGAGTGCAGAAAGAACATAAAAATGCTAATGGCGAAACTTTCAGTAATTATTCTGAATGGTATGCTAACCTTAAATCGCAGAGGAAGGCAGTCTATCGTGGTGGCTCTCAGGCTTCCACTTCTACAGTCCCAGACATGACCCTAACTGGCAAGACAATGGCAGATTTAAAAACCTTTGAAGCTAATAATAACGGCGCAACGCTGGGCTGGATTGGTTTGCAAGCTGGCATAGTTGAGAGCCTGCATAATCACAAGAATTACAGAATAGTCAATCTTAATGGTGATCCATTTGCAAAGAAGGAAATGGATATGATAATGAAGGCATTAGAAGACGATGCTGATAAGAAAATCAAAGCCTATTGCCAAACACCAACGATAATAAAGATAGGGGCGTAAAATGCCATTCACTAAAATAAATAAGGGCAAGAATAAAGGCAAATATAAAAGCCCATCGGGACGCACAATGACTAAAAAACAAGTTCAAGCTTATTATGCTAAAAAAGGCAAGAAATGAATTATTTCCCAACTATAAAAATACTTGGTATTGAATATACGATAATCGAGCGCCAGCCTTTTCATATAGAAGACTACGATATGGGAATGAGCGATTCGATACGCAATGAAATAATTATCAGAGCGGGTATGAATCAAGACACAAAGGAATCGACAATATTACACGAAATAATACACATATTAAGCGATAAAATGGGACTTGGTCTTGAGGAAAATACAATTAATTGCC